GTAGTAATGAAAACGTTATATTTACGAAATCATCTGGAAATTATTTGATTGAAGGAATCAAAAAAATAACTCGCATAAACATTGAAAAACAGATATTTGAGGAGATTTGATGTGACCGCACTCGACGAACAGATCGGCGGAAGCCATTATAAAGATTTTAAAATTCAACCAGTAGAATTTATTCATAGAAATGGAATAGATTTTTTATCTGGGAATGTCATTAAGTATGTATGCAGGTGGAAATCAAAAGGTGGATTGAATGACCTTGAAAAAGCGAAACATTATATTGAGTTATTGATTGAGCTATCAACCAATAAATCATATGAAGTAGACGATATTGGTGTAATTAATTCATGCAACCTATGTCTTTTGCATCATTCAATTAACAAAAATACTCCTCACACATGCGATTGCAAGTGCCACAATAAAATAAAATATCCTACAGAAGGATGCGAAAACTGTATTTCTTTTAATCAACATTCAACATGCTGCGAATGCGAATGCCACGGTGATACTAAATCATGAAGACTTCTAAGTGTGTAAGACTGACGCGTGAAGAATTAAAATCAAAATTGATGTTTGATATAAATCAATTTGCGAAGAAATTTTAAAAGAAACGTGTAAATGGACACCAATCCGCCATATTATTCACAAAGAATGTCGACCCTTTTTTATTCATGCTTCGCAGAGACCAAAGTTTGAGATGAATTGCCCATATTGCGGGAAACTAATTGAGGAGGCTAAACCATGAGCGAACGAAAGATTGTTGATTACCATACAGCCGAAGGAGCTGATAGCGTTATTCTTAGAGAAAATATACGCACCCTTTTTGATGAAGGATATGTACTTTACGGTAACCCTTATCCCTTCAAAGATCAAGAAAATGAAATATATTTATGCCAAGCAATGGTCAAGTATGGGGACACAAAAACATCATGCGAGCACACGACATTCTTTGAACTATGCAATCTTCCTAAATTTAATTATCTTATTTGCCGGAATTGCGGAGATATTGAAAAGAGACTAAAGGATGGTCAAGTATGAGTATTAAGTCATGAAAAAACTAAAAGCCTGTGTAATGTGCGCTTTTTTTTGGAGTTATTGCCCCTTCTGTAAATGCGGGGATAAGGATTAAGCTATGCTAAAAAAACTAATACACCAATTCAAAGGACACAACTGTAAAATAATGATCTTTTAATATAAGTTTAAGAGGTTGTTGAATATTTAATGAATACAAAAAATAAAACACCTAATTCCTCTTAGATGCAATAACTTCATCTTTTTTCTGGGAGCCAAACGATGTTCCCCAATAGTAGTTAACCATGCTGTAAATGCTTGTTGTTAATGACCCCATAAGTGCGCCTATAGTAACAACTAAAGACTGCTCCATGCCGTCTCTAAACATATAGAACAATAAAATACATGCTCCCAATGCAATAAATTGACCGATAACAAGAATCATTTTAATATTGTTGTCGACTGGACTTGCATTGACGTTTACGCTATTATTTCGTGCGTTTTCGACATTTTTGAATTCGATCTCCTTAATCTGTTCCTCATGTCTATTTCGCTCTTTAATCATTTCAAAAACACTGATTTTTTCTTGTGCTTTTTCAGGGTTATTGTTTATGTAATCCATGACGCTATCAGGAGTCGCATCAACCCCAAACATGTTGGCAATAATTGTTCCCGCACCAATAGCTGCGCCAAGTGGAGATGATAGTGTGGTGGCCACCAATGGAGCGTATTTAGCTACTATAGATGATATATCAGACCATTCCATCACTTAACCCCATTGTGAGAAAGTGAGAAATGACCACCATCATTAAATCTGCCGCCCCATGTCCCACCAATTGATTCCCAGTACTCGCCCAAATCTTGAAAATCTTTACCATTATTCAAAAGATTTCCATCCTTAAATATATTGAAATCTACAGCCAGTCTTTGAGTGTGCAAAGAATTAGCTATGCCACGACCTTCCTTTGCATAAAGTTTTGCCACATCTGGCGGTCTATAGGCTTCCGCAAAAGTCATTTGATATCCAAGATCATAAGATTTTTTTATTAAATCTGATATTAAAATCGAAAACTTTGATTGTTTTTCAACCATTTCTTTCATTCCTGATCACATTTTGGGTTATGCTTGATATTTTATATTTGTCAATAGCGTGAGCAATGTTTTTAACTCCTCCGTCAAAGGCGAACCCAAGACTTGAAGAGGCAACGCCAAGCCACATAATTAATTTCCAATGACTTTTAACCAATTTTATTGGCGTTATAGTTTCTTCAATTTCTTTTATTTTTTCATCATTACTTTTTAATTTTTCAAAAATTACAGACAATTGATCTGTGACTTTTTCTACAGAAATAACAACATTTCCTTGTGTTTTATCGCTATCATATAATCTATCGCTCAATGTCCATAGCATGCTTTCTACTCCGTCTACCCTTTTTGACATCTCTGTGGATGCCTCTGATATTTTAACCATTTCTATAGACCTTTTAAAAACTAATCAACAGAATATGTTATTGTGCTTCCTAAAATTCCACAATAAGTGCTTGTAAAATTTGCACCGTCAATCCTGCCTATCTGAATATTCCCCAAAGGACCAAAGCTTAATGAACCCGTAGAAAAATTAGATAATGACGCTCCGTCAATAATTGTTTTTTCCCACACCAATGGATTTCCTTCTGGAAATGAAGGAAGGAATATCGCCGGAACTAAGTCTGCCGTATATAAAAAGTCTAAAGAATTCCGTGTTTTTTGAAATCCATCCCACCTCATAACAACAATATTACCAGCCTTTGTAAAAGTTACTGGAAAATCAAATGTTGGCGTAACTGCTCCCGTCATTTGAAATGTTATTGTTATTGAACCATTACAATCAAGCTTTTGCGGAACGACTCCTTCGCTAGGAAAAAAAATCCCGTCTATAGTTGTAATAAGACCTGTTTCAGAAACATCAAAAACTGCGCCCATATCTATATCCTCTTATCCAAGAACTACCCAAGATGAACCGTTATATCCCATGAATTGATGTGTAGTTAAATCATAAACTCCAGACCCTTCGTCGGGACTCGTAATCGCATTTCGTTGTGTAGTTGTCATTTTAGGATGAGCTACAGAACCTTTTGTTGTAGAGAAAACTTGAAGTATGGTTTTTGACCCAGGCGTCCCTACACCAACCTGCAATACTCCATTCCCTTTTATTCTTGCGCACTCTAGCGATGTTGTTGATGTTTGTCCGGAAAGAAACACATGATCACTTACGAACTGATCGGTATGGTATCTAAACTCATTAGACACAACGCTCATCCCGTAATACTCGTGGGCATTAGTTGATGCGGCATACACAACAAGTTGCCTAACGCTTGTGGAAGAACCTAAATTAAGTTCAGCACCAAGAGCGCTTAAAACTTTAGTAGAATTATTCCAGGTTAGATTTGAACTTCCAGTAATGTTTGATGAAGAATTTCCAAACCCAATTTGAGTGTCACCAATAGTTAATGAGCCAACTATTCCAAGTTCTGCTTTTACTTCTGCTATTGTCAAATCTTTTGGGTCTGCTGATGATGCTGTATCATTTGCCTTAAAAGTATGTGCCGCCATATTTGCAAGCTTTGTATTAGTTACGGTGTCAGCTCCGATAACGGTTGCTCCTTGCGTTCCTGTTACGTCTCCAGACAACGAGCCGCTGAAATTTGTCGCCGTAGTGGCTGTTGTTGCACTTCCCGCGGTGGTAGCAAATGTTGCTGAAGTTGCTGTTGTCGCGTTACCAGACAAGCTTGCTGTAATCGTTCCTGCCGAAAAATTCTGGCTTGCATCCCTAAGAACTATTGATGACGGAGTACTTGATGCTGTTGCTGTCGTAGCCGAGTTTGACACCTTACCGGAAGTTGCGATCGTTGCAAGTTTCGTGTCAACGATTCCAGCTGTGTCGCTCACGTCTGCGTTAACTATTAAACTTGATGTAAAGACGCCAGAAGCATTGTTATGAACTACCCCAGCAGTTGAAAAAGATGGAACAGTCAAAGAAGAGGCGGAAACCGCTACGTTTCCGTTAATATCTCTAAGTACAATTGTTGTAGGAGAGTTTAAAGATGTTGCTGTGGTAGCTGAGTTTGCGACTTTGCCAGAAGTTGATATCGTTGCAAGTTTGGTATCAACAATTGCTGCCGAATCACTCACATCTGCATTTACTATCAAACTTGTTGAAAATACACCGGAAGCAGTATTGTGAACAATTCCCGCTACCGTCATTGTCTCAACAGTTATTCCGCCATCAATCAATAAAGATGAGCCATCCCATTTCAGTTCATCGGTTGATGAAACCCCAGTCCCTGTTCCAAAAACAATTTGCTGATTTGGCTCGATCGCTTCAATTTCAGCCTTAAGTTGGGCAATTGTTGTCGAAAAAAATGTATTGATGGTAAATGGAGCCCTTGAAAGTCCAATGACGTCCGTTACAAGTGGGTCAACATTATCATATGAAGTATACTTGCTCATTTTTATGCGCCTTGTCCGTTGTCAATAAGGACGTCACCATTGTTATCCGTTAATGCCACAGAATTGTTGTCCTCAAGGACACCTGGCAGAGGCGGTATAAATGGTGATGTTATTGATGGGTTTTGCTGGAACGTTCCAACTTTGCTATTTTCCATAACTATCTCATACCTCCAAAAGCGATTACTCTTGATAAATCTGTTGTAGGGGCTGACCCAATAGTAATTGAGCTTACCGTCTGACCTATAATGTTTGTTCCCGTCATAAAAAATCCACTACCTTTGATTTGTATTTTATCTCCGCTAAATGCAAATCTTATTTCGCTTAAAATCGGTGATCCATCGTCATGAAATGCCCCTGAAAATATAGCCAATATAGGCTCAACGCCAAGTGATTCGTCAAAAAAAGCCTGAATATAATTGAATGTCGGCAATGTTTTTAATCCAATATCAGCTTGCGTCAAATTCCACGTGCAACTCGGGAAAAATGGTAAATCCGTATTTCTGTCTGTAACGCTTAAGCCAGATGCAAATGTAGACATTTCTATAACTCCTATAAATTAATGAACCAAGATAC